CGGCTTTCGCTCCTATATAGGCTTGGGCACCCGACGCCTTCCCAGTATTGGCCACGTGGCGGAGTGGTGACGCAGCGGACTGCAAATCCGTGCACGCCGGTTCGATTCCGGCCGTGGCCTCCACCCTCAAAACTTTGTCGTTTGATTTCCATTACTTGCTCCCCGTTTTGTCCAACCGGGTAGAGAGGTTGGACAATGTTTGTTCGCCTTCCGTCTTCAACTGAATGTCGAGAGCCTGCCGTGCGAGACGTTGCTGGTCGGCCGCGCGTGTGTAGCGTGCAACCTCCGCCAGCGAACGATGCCCGGTGATGGCCTTCACCTGGTCGGTGCTGCAGCCGGCGTTTGCCAATCGTGTCGCAGCCGCTTTGCGCAATCCATGGAAGCTACAATGCTTCAGGCCAGCCTCATTGCAGCGGTCACGCCACCAGTTGCCAAAGCCTGCCGATGTAAACGGTGCGCCCTGTTCGGTCACGATGAAGGTCAAATTGCCACGCGGTACCGATGCCAACGCGGCCTTGAGTTCGGGGTGCATCGGTATCATCAACGATGCGCCGGTCTTCTCCTGACGTACCGCGATTGCGTCGCCGGTCACATGCTGCCAGCCCATACGCAGCACGTCGCCCTTACGCTGTCCGGTCCGCAGCCCTAACACCAATGCGAGCCTTGCCTTGCCTCCGACCGGATGCCGCGCTTCGAATCGTGCAATCTCGGCTTCGGTCCAACTGTGATGACCGTCGCCTTGGCTGCGATACTTCTTCACTCCGGTTGCCGGATTGTTGGCAATCATGCCCTGGTCGACGGCATAGGCCAGCATGATGCGCAGCGTCTTGAGCAGATGGTTGGCTGCCTCGGGTGTTGCTGCCTTGGCGCCGATGATGTCCCGGATGTGTTGCCGGTGAAGTCCTTTGAGTGGCTTGCTGCCATGGTCACGGCGAAAGCGTTCGATGACATTGCGGCGGGCGCGTTGTGTACTTGGTTTCAATCCCAGGAAATCAGGCGAGCGATAATAGCTAACAACCAATGTATTGAATGACCCCGGCGTTGTTCGCAAGCCAAGGCCGATGTTGTTTGCTTGTGCCTTCACACCATCAAGCGCCGCTGCATACTGGCGCATGAAATCTTCAGACCATGGCGTGCCGGTGAGATAGGTCGTAAAGCCTGCTTTGCGAAACCGTACACGACGCTTGCCGTGGTGGTCGGTATTCCAACAGCAGTGTTTAGGGAGACCGCTTTTAGTTCTTAGCATCGGTCAAAACCTCATCCCACGGGTTGGTATTTGTCGCATTACTGTCTGCCGGCTTGCCGGTCACGATGACAATTTTGCCGTTCTCGATTTCAAATCTGGCAACTTCGACGCCAGCGGCCCGCGCCGCCTTCAAGGCCCGCGTCAAATCTTGCTGCTTAAATGTCGACGGGCCGCGTGCCATTACGGTGCGCTCCCCTGCGGTGACGCGCCAAGCGGCAACCAATTTGCCGGTTGATTGTAAACGTCTCCGATTGCGCCCAGGGGCGGTTCGTTCTCGAAGCGTCGAATGTCGTTCGAGCTGTAGACGCCGATTTCGCGGCCGATGCGATACGCCTCGAAACGCGAAGCAACGTCACCTCTCAGTAATCCATCTAAATCATGCTCGATATAGAGCGTACGGCGGCCGACATCGGTCAGCAGACATCGCTGCATGGCCGCCTCGATGCGGCCGGCGAGTGGCCCGAGCGCGTTTTGCACCAGCGCCCGCGCTTCCTGTTCGGTGTTGGAATAGGTCGCCTTGTCGGTGATGCCGACTGACGTTGGCGGCAGCCCGAAGATTCGCGCAACATCTTCGTTGCCAGCTTTCGGCTTTCCAAAAATTGCGCATCCTCGGGACTGAAAGCCAGCTTTTCATACTTTGCGCCGCCGTCCGTGACTAACACTCGACCGGCGTTGCTGGTGCCAGCATATGAGTTGGTCAGGTCGGAAAGGACTCTTGCCCTTTGGTCTAGGTTTAGTTGTTGCGGATACGACACCATGCCGGATGGCCGCAACGCATTGCGCGAAAGAGCAGCCGCCGTGTCGGTCTGTGACAGGGCCAGCGATAACGCGCCACGCGCGATTGCTATTGGTGACAAGCCGATGATGCCATCGCGCGATGCACCGCGAATATGCAGCACTTCATCCTGCAGCAACGTTTCGGTTTTCGTGCCGTTATAGATGCGATATCGCAGCCGACCCGACGCTAGTTTTTCAATCGTCACGTCATGCGGCGGAATGGGCCACAACGCAACGACCTGGCCACGAGCATTACTTTCGATGCGGGCGTAAGCATTGCCGGACAGGTCGAGACAACGAATTAGCAGCTCTCGAAACTCGAATGCGCTTTGCGATGTGTTCGAGATGTCGTGCAGAACACCATAAAGCGGATTGTCGCTTGCCCGGTCCCGCCCGCCATCGGCACGGCGGCGGAATAGAAACAACGGCACCGATGCCAACATTTCCGACCGCAAGGCCACGCAACGGGCGGCAACGGCCAAATTGCTCAACACGGCATCAGATGTGGCAAAGCCGCTCGACCGCATCGCCATGAAGTCACTAAAATACGGGTCGGCCAATAGCGGCCGTTCCCTGATTTCAGTCTTGCCCATGATGCGCTGCCAGAGGCCCATTGCTATCGCACCGTTTCGAGATATTTGCGGGCGAGGATTAGACGCAAAGGCAAAATGGATTCATTCCGGTTTCGGGCAATGACTTCGGTTCCTTCGTATGCCGGCCAGCCGCCCGAAATGATGCTGATTTCCCGCAAGTCGACGGTTGGTCAATGTCCGCTTATTGCCGTTCCAGCTTTCGCCGCCCCTTGGAACGACAAAGCCGAAACTGCAGCCGGCCAAATCGTTTCTTTCCGCCAGCACTAACGCATCGTTGCCTGCGCTTGTGTTTGGAATATCCAAATCGAAGGCCAGGCCTTTCGAATCCTCTGCAAGCCTTAACGTTTTGCTTCTTGTTCTTGCCAACAAACGGCCGGCATCGTGGTCGAGCAATGCAACAATATCGCCCGACAACGAGGCCGCGAAAGCACCGGGCAGAATGCTTTCGATGAAATCGCCAATCCGCGCCTCCGTGCCGAAGGTGGCGCAATAGCCTTCAAGCCGCCGATTTTTGGCGCGGACTTCAAGAGACGATGACCGGCGTTCGAGGTTCATGCTGTTATGCCGTTGTGTCCACATTGCTCGAGAACGCAAACGATTCAGCATGACGCAGGGCGCAATCGACGGTGCACATTCCTCGAATTTGCACATTGCCTTTCGAATAGGCCACGCTTTCGTATGGGTTCACCAAAAGGTCGACCGAGGACCAAACACCAATCAACAGGCTGCTCCAATCTCCGAAAATTATTGTGGAGGCCGGCACCAGTGAACTCATTGAAACCGGGTAGCCCGCCAATGTCCGGGGCGCTTCCATCACCATTTGCGAATCCGTGCTGGCGATGCGCGGCGTTGACCGCAATGTGCGGATGACGCTGGCATTCGTGGCGAATGCGCTGCCGACAGCGTTGCCGGCCTCGACCACCTCAATGAGCTGCAACACAGCTTCCCAGGAAGGCGGGGCAAAACTGACCGAATTGTCGACGGCGGGTGTCGCGACAATGCCGACAGGTTCATTTGAACCGCCGCCAACTAGTGCCGCGGAATCGATGGCACGTGCCAACACTTGGGCAAGGTCATTGCGAATAAGTTGTTCGATGGCCGGCGAGGATTGCAACAACAGATTGCGGCTAAACTCCACAATGCCGCCGGCGTGTTTCGGCCGAAGCTGAACCGAATCATATTCCTGGTCCGATGGCGTCAACGCGCTATTTTCTGCAACCCATCCGACCGTCGCTGATGTTTCCAATCGTGGAACATCGACATTGCCGACCAAATTCGGCAAAACCGTTGCGCCCAACTGGCTGGTGATTAATGCCGCGCGTAAAATGTCGATGGACTGTCCGGCGAGTAGGTCAGTCGCGACCAGACTCGCAGCCGCACCGCCGCCAGTGCTGACATCCGAAGTCATCACACGCTTTTCAAACACGCTGTATGGGATGCAAACGCCCTGAGACTGTCTGCCGCTACGGCGGGCAATTTCCGACGATAGCTCACGTTCGCGTTGGCAATCCTCGGTGTGTCCGGGCACCTGAGAAAGAATTGCTTTCCGCAAACTGAATGAACGCAATTCAACGTCCAAGCGACTATCGCCACTGCCGACCATAATCTTTTGGCCGTCCATGCGGCGCTCGAGGTCGGCCAGAAATTCGGCGTTGCGAATTTCCTTTTCCAGCTTTTCGACTTCAGACTTGCCGGCGTCGAAGGCCGACTGTTCTTGCTCGGTCAGGTCACGCCCTGCGGCTGAAGCCTGTGCGACGATTGCGCGGATAGCATCCGCTTTCGCGGTCCGCGCCTCTTTTAGCGAGAGCAGATTAGTCATGGTGATACTTTCCTTTCGGGTTGAATTTCTGCGACCTGTTCCTTGCGAAACGCCGCTGAACTTTCGGCCGGGCCGCGCGACCGTCCGGATTACGCATCGACAGGCCTCCCCCATTTGTCGAGAAGGCCACGATTGCGATTCCAGAGATATTTCGTGCAGTTTATGAATAGCGTCATGAACCAGCGCGTGACCGGCACCACAATGGCCATGTGGCCGGGCGGACCACATGGCTTTGCATCAGGGTTTAGACATGGATCGTCTTCGTACCAGGCAAACCCATCAGCTTCCGGCTTTTGATACATGACTTTCGACTGCATTCGTCCGCTGCTGCGGTCGAGCCAGGAGATAACGTAGATTGAGGATAGGGATTTCAGCGTGCGGTCTGGATTGCGGTCGAAGTGGTCGTTTAGAAAGGGAATGCAGAAATCCGCAACCTCGACTGCGCGACTCGGCGCAATGCCGATGCAATTTACTAAGCCATCGATGATGCTGATGCGGGCGATTTCGACGATGGAGTAGCGCCGCCTGTCCCTGCCTCCGCGCGGGTCTTTCCAATAATCAGGCTTGATGTAACCGGCTTGTATCCAGTTGCCGAGTTTCAGCAGCGTTGCGGGGGGAAAAAGATTGGAAAGGTCCTGCTCCGAAAAATGCGGGTCGTGCACGGAAAAGTAGGTCTCGCCATACACATCGTTGTCGGTCATAAATACCAACATATAATGCCAGTATTTTATGTCAAGATATGGTAGGCCTCCGGCCTAGTAGGCCAATGGGTAGTCGGCCGCTGGCCTAGACGGCCATGCACAGCGGCTCCCAGGCCGATGGCGCCTCGTGGCGACTGGCA